ATGTAATTAAAGCAGAGACAAAAAACGCTGTGACTTCAACAGTCATTCTTATTTCCTCCTAGGGGTTGACAAATATAGAAAAGTATGGTATACTTAAAGAGCAACCTTTGAGGAAAACCAATACCAGCTCAATGTAATGTAGGTTTAGGTCCCAACATATTCATTTGTACTTCTGAATTATTATCTTCTTCATACTCTACATCAATCTTATGGGAATCTTCCAGATACTTAGCTACTTTGGATAGGTTATCCTTCATTTGCTCCATCATAGTTTCCTCTGATTTACTTTCGTTATCAGAGATTTCATGTCTAATCCTTTTACAAAACATTTTATAATAAAAGATTACTTCAGGAGCTAAGGTACCGAAGGATAGAATTCTATCCTTATAAATTACATATGAGGAATCATTACTATAATTAATCCACCTATGTAATCCTGTATGTTCTACTACATGCACTTCATCTTGATGCACTTGGTGTTTCATTACCGACATAGGTAACTCTACCAACAAGGCATCATCGTATTCTTTTAATACTTTACAAAAAACATCATCACCGTTTATCATTTTAAGTATCTTATAAGGAGACTTTTCTTCTATCTTTTCCATATACTATTATTTATGTTTTTAATTTTATCGGAACTATCTCATATTGAAAGTCCTGCTCGTTATACAACCTAACTCGTTCCTTTAAGTGTAAAAGTGTGTAGTTTTCCTTATTATTATACACCAAATTGTCGCTTATGTCAAATATTTTTAGCATTTCCTTGTCTTTTGATACTCTTAGACCCCTTCCAATTGACTGTAAAACCCTGATTTGTGACTTATAGGGGCTTGCTAATACAATATTATGCAGTCTTTTGATGTTAATTCCGGTGGAAAACGTACCATATGACGCAAAAATAACACTATCAATTTTACTGTTTTCTACCAAACCCCTTATCTCTTCCCGTTCATCTGTTGGAGTACTACCATATACCAAATAAATTTGTTTATCAATAGTTGACGCTAATTCGTGTAGAGGTATCAAATGTTTTTCTATATACTGAGCCAATACTAAAGAATTACCTTCTAGGGTAGAAATTAAATTAATAAGAAATAGATTTCTTGACTCACTAGAAACTAGATAGTCCATCTCTTCTTGATAGTTTCTTTTAATTTTATTAGATTTGGTGTGTTCTAATACAAGACATTTTATTTCTAAGTTAGATAAAACCTTTTTCTTTACTAACTCTGCCGTAGTAGTTACTTGGTCACATACTCCAAAAAGTCCTTCCAAAACTAAACGGTGAACCTCTTTACCATCTAAAGTGCCTGTTAAACCTATTCGATATTTACACTCATGTAGTTTGGTCATTATACCAGTTAAGGATTTGGCTTTAGCTAAATGTGCCTCGTCTATGAACACTGTACCAAATTGATGAAAGTAACTCTTAGGTAACTTGTAAATAGATTGCCATGTAGATATAATTACATCCTTTGTAGAATACTTTTCTTTACCTGCATATAACCTATGACAATGTTCTTCTGGAAACCATCCATACTCCGAGAAATCTTTATACATCTGTTCAACTAATGATGTGGTAGGTACAACTAAAAGAATTTTAGTTTCTTTGAGCAGATAATATCTTATTAAAGCATAGATAATAAAAGACTTACCCGACCCAGTGGGTGAAAGTATAACGCCTCTATCACGTTCAATAATATTATGTATGGCTTCTACTTGATAATCTCTTGCCCTAAACTTACTTATACTATTAACAAACTTTCTGGTCAGTTTTTTATCTACTTCTTTTGGTCGGAAGACCTCTTCAACTTTAACGCCATATCCTTGGTCCTGGAGAAATCTTTGGACATACGGTAATAGTCCCGCATATATTTTACCAGTAGCAGGGCTGAATAAACGTACACGACCATCCCACATACGATTTCGCACCGACGGCATAAATCGTGCATTCGGAACTTCAAAGGTAAAAAACTCTGATAGCTCTTTACCAATCGACGGCTCACACCGGACTCTAAGATAGGCCTCGTTAAATTTTTCAATTGTTACTTCATTCACCGTGCAAAAACTGTTTCCAAGCAATAGTATTCTTGATATTCCAGTTCCTATTGTTAATCTCTCTCAATATTCTTTCTAAATAATTTACTATAGTTTTTACATACTCTATTTTCTTTCCAAGTTCTTGCATCTCATCATCAGCATCTATATAGATACCAACATCTGCTTTGAGAACTTTTAAATCAAAAGGTTTATTCGCATAAACTTCCGCTGGAGATTTTCCAGTATAATACTCCCACTTATCACGATAGAGTATTTTACTATCGTCTTGTAATTTTTTAAGTTGAAGTGAATATTTTGTATAATATTTAAGATACTTATTATGCAATTGAGGAGTCCTAATAGACTCCATATCTAATTCTGTATCATCAATTTTTAAATCTTTATCAACTAAAAGTTGTAACTCACCAAAATCCATTATATAATTCCCTTAAAGGGAGATGGTCAGCGGTTGAATCGTCCTTGCTGTAGGTTTCTATATTTCTTCGATTCTATAATTAGTCAGAAGATAAAATACCGTTATTATTCAACTTGACCATCTCATTTTTATTTATCTAAATACAACTTGTAAAAACTTATGTAGCTTTTATATCAAACCAAGTATAAGCAAATGAAACATCACACATAGCATATGAAATATCTGTTTCTGCTTGACTATATTCCACACTACCAAGACTAACAGGAAACGCTTCATATATATGAACCGCAGCCACAGCATTATTTTTAGAACTTAAAATAGTTAGCACTATATCCGTATATAAATCTCTATCATTAAGTTTATAATATACTCCATCTTTAGGATTGCGTTTGTCAGAATTAGCACTCCTATTCATATTGTCGGGCCTATCTGTTCTGTTGAATTGTTGTTTGCCACTAAAAGGAAACCCTATATTCATTACCCAGTTATACATTTCCATATAATTATTTAATGATTCATCAACAATAAAAGTGCAATTGAAATTATCATATTGCATTTTATCTCCAACAACTGCTATATCCACAAAGGGTGTATATTGATCTGCCTGACCCAATGTACACCCAGGAATATTAGCTCTTGTCACAAACCATTCTGTAGTAGGAAAAATAGGAAAATATATCTTAAATTGATTACTTTGTGAATAATCAAATACGGTGGGTTCCCTATTAGTCGCCGAAATAACTCCGGTAACAGCAGGAGAACTGGTAGAACCACCAACCTCTCCTGCTCTATTATCAGTAGCTGCCACTACGCAGCCCAACCAGCACCGGTAGCATTATTAACTATTTTATGAAATTCAATTACTACAGTTCCCACATTGGCCCCGGCATTTGTAAAACCCACGTCACCGGCAGCAGTTCCAGCCGGAGCGACTGCATGATAAATCGCTGGTTGACCAGGTTGATAACCATATTCACCAGTACTGCTATTCATAGATAAATGAAAGGCATCCGCAGGGGTGGTTCCTAACCAAACTAGGGTTGAGCTATTTGCAATGGCCGCAGGTGATATTGACCAAAATACTTTTGCTATGTTTACTAAACTTCCCGTTTGCCATCCAACCAAACCAGAAACATCTAGGATTGATGCGGCACTATTTGTTCCGCTGACTAGTACTTTGACTGTAGTTCTGTATCTAGTATCAGCAAGTGTATGTAATGAAACTGCCATGATTTTTTCTCCTTATTGTGGGGCTGGAGTCTACTCTCCCCCTTTTACAATGACTCCTCTTAACTACTATTTATGCGACTTTTTCGGGTTCGTTTATCTTTTCATCTATGTCCCAGAAGTCCTCTGGACCTCGGAGACCATGCTTGTATTCGTAATATGTTTTTCTGGTGATACACTGGCATTTGTAATCGTGATGTACACAGCCACGGGTATACCTATAGATAGGTCTTTTTAGCATTTTAGCATCCTCTTTGAGTAGACGGATGCGAAGTAATATATAAGAAAGGAGGGAGGAATCGGGGGACATATGTTGACCATATGCCCGAAACATTTTAGAGGGTACGCCTTGTCAATAGTACATACATCCTAAAATACTATTTAGTAAAAAAAGATCCTAGAGATAAAAAAAATCCCCGCCGGAGCGGGGATCTAATTTACTTCTTCATAGTTCTTAGACTATTTAAATCAACTACATTACATCAGATTATTAATCTGAACACGACGGTAGTATACATTGCTGTTGCGAGCACCTGGACCATCAGTGGCCGCTGCTGCTTGTGCAAATGGATTTACCTGCATGCCATAACGAGTCTTAAAACCAATCTTGGGCTGGAAGGAATTCTCACCCACCGCACGAACCATCTGGAGCGGCACATATGGGCAGTAGAAAAGACCTGCATCATATGGGGATGAACCCTTATAACCAACTGTGTAGTATTGGCTAGCAGTTGCACCACCGTTTGCATAAGGAACAGTCATGTTCATGTATGGATCAACATACACTTTAAAACGACCATTCAATACACCAGCGAAGGTATTACCTGCTGAATCTACATCTAGATTAGTTGACATAGCTGGAGCATAATCCATCATGCCGGCCATAACGAATGCGGAAGCAACGTCGGCTGAACAGATGATAATATTACCCTTACCACGTCGAGTATCACGAGCAACTACGTTTGCATCACGCTCAATGGCAAACATCATGCCTTTGAAGCGTTCAACAGACCAACGACCATTTGAGTCAGTATCTAAATCGAAGATACCAGCTGTAGTGACATTAGCCTGAGCACCGACTTTTGAATTCTGATAAATTGTACGAATAACCTCTCGGTTAATTTCTGCCAAAATTTCAGCACTAAGAATATTAGCCAACTCAGTCTCGGCATCCAGACCATGAATGGCCTTGAGGTCTTGAGCAAGTTCCATAGTATACTCAGCTTTGAGCGCCCGTGTCTTTGCAGTAACGGTTGCCTTTTCAATACTAAAAGCCATCTCAGCAAAATTGTTAGTACCACTATCACCTAATGCTTCGCCTGCAGCTGTAGTCATACCAGTACCTGTGGTAAACGTAGCAGCTGACAATGCTTTAAGTACTTCTGTACCAGCCTGTGTGCCTGTTCCTGCGAAAGCCGTATCGGCCTCGTTAAACAGAGCTTCTGTACCGCTTTGTGAAGTATAATGTGCCTTCATTGCAAAGATTAGACCAGTAGGTCCAGTCATTGGCTGTACGCCGCAGACATCATATGCAATCAAGGAAGGCATCGCACGACGAACTAGCGAAATTAGGATTGGATCCCAATTTTGTACTTGTGCGCCTGTTGAGTTAGCAGGTGATCCCTCAGAAAGGAAAGATGCATCTTCTCTCATAGCCTTTTCTTGGTTTTCTAAAATTACAGTTGTAACGGCCCGACGATAAGCATCCTTAATCTCTGGGAGGTCAGGATGCCCTAGCACTGGCTGCCACTTTTCCTGTAAGTGTTCCGTTTGAAACATTGTTTATTTTCTCCCTATATTTGTAATAAACTATTGTGTTTCATGTCCACTAGAAGTTGATCCCATACCAAAAGGTTTGGATCGTCTAATAGCAGTCATGTAAGCAGCCATTGTGTCGGACACATCTACATCAATTTCCGTTTCCAGCGGTGCTGCTGTGTCATCATTGTGAAGTGATTGAACTTTTGGAAAATATGATTCTTTGATCGTTTCGACTTTCTCACGAAAGTTGGCTTCGGTCTCATACTCAACATTTTCTGTTAGTCCAGCAAACTTCTCAACTTCTGTATCAGCTAAATCGGAAGCGACATCACTTAAAATTTCGCTCTTTTTTAACTCTGCCACTTCCTGGGATAGTCTAACATTACTTTCTAGGGTTTCATTCAACTTGCCTTCTAACTCACCAACCTTCTCGGCGGCGGCATCAAGCATATCAAACTGTTCCGTAGGAATAGCAATATTATGTTCTTCAAAAAGTGTTTTTAGGCCTGTAATAAATCCCTCAGCGATTTCAGTCTTCATTTTATGTTCGACTGCCATCTCGTTGGTCTTCATCCATTCCTCAACAACATAGGAGAGATAACCGTCAACTTTCTCGGTCATATCTTCCTTAGCGTTCTCAAAAGCTTGTGCATATGCTTCTTCATATTCTTCTTCGATTCTTTCTAACTCTGAACGAATCTTAGCTTTAACAGCTGCTTCAAAAATAATAGCAGCCTTTTGCTTAAATTCTACAGTAAGTCCTGATGTTGATTCTTCATCATCATCACCACCTTCTGTAAGAGCCTTAACATCAGCGGAAAAGTCCATAGCAGCAATACGCTCATCAATAGTAATTTCTTCACTATCTTCCTCATCACTATCAAGAGAAACTTCCTCTTGTTTAGCAGACGCATCAGACGCAAATCCTTTACCACCGGGTGCACCAGGAGGTGTAGCCCGTTTAGCTTTCTTAGAAGCTTCTTTGCCTGGATCAGACGGAGCCTTTGGTGAAACAACTGCTGGTCCCATATCCTCAACTTCATCCTGTCCATCGATGTGTTGCATCGGCATCGCTGGCTCGGCATGGAGGGTGGGGGCGTTAGCAGGTTCTTCTACCAATTGTTCGTCCTCATCGACAAAGACATCTTCAGCAATAGCTTCTAATTCTTTGTTGATGTCTGTCATATTGGATAAACTCCCTAATTAGGTTTCTTGTTTTATTTATCAAAATTATAACTTAGACATGAAATTTGAGAATATTCTTATATTCTTATCTTCGTTATTCTTTTGTTTTGTGTCTAATAACTTTTTATATAAAGCTATTTCGACCTCTTTTACAACGCCATTCTCCCACACCCACTCTTTACCTTCCATAATACCTTCTACGAAAGCATTAGGAGCAGATGGATCTGCGACAATATCTGCTGCAGTTGCTAAGTAAAAATCATCCTTAACAACCTGCATATTTTTTCTTGGTTCTAATGAACCCATACCTCTTGATGAGACACCAAGTTTGGCACCTTCATCAATAAGATTTTTTACTATTTTACCATAAGGAGTGTCCATAATCTTAGCTTCACCAATAAAATTTCTACCTTCTGGTGAAAGTTTTGTAATCATATGGGATACTCGTTCTAGATTTACAGTAGGACCATCAGGATGGCCTAACTCTCCGAAAGCACGTTTCTGTTGAACATACTCTTTATTGTATCTTTTTACTTCGTTTTCTAAAACCGCTTGCGGATACATACGTCCGTTTCTATTTTTAATTTCGGCTTGCATAAAAACGCCACGAATTTTATAATTCTTTTTGCCGTCTTCTGCCGCTTCACAAATTAATTCTACTTCATCAACGTGTTCAGATATTAATTTCATTCTTATTCCTCTGATTCCTCTGATTCCTCTGGAACTTCTGGTGCATCTGCTACTATTTCGTCCGCTTCTTGCGGCTCTTCTAAATCGTCAGGCATCTCAGCATCACCAAAAACTTGGTGTGCTAAATTTAATTTGGCATTTTCCCAATCAGCATCACGTTTCATCTGCACTGCTTGTAAAAATTCATCGCCAGCTGTATTGAGGTCACCGGCTACCACAGCATCAACAAAACCTTTACTCATAATATAATCCTCTTTCTATATTTATAACTTTTTTAAACTTCAGGTGCCATATCATTATAATCATCATATGGATCCTGTTCTACACCCCTACTTGGATCTCCAAATCCACCTTCTGGACCTCCCAAACCAAGTCCTGCTTTACTATCTATTTCTCCAGTTTTCTTTTCAGCTGCTATTTGTTTATCAATAGCTGCTATATCTAGATCGGTTTGTTTCAATACTCTCCTTCGTACCCATTCTTTTGAAAAATATGTTCCAATATATTCAGTTAATGTACCCAACTGTTCAATACGACCAGATAAAATCTCTGCGTCTTGAATTTCGTGAAAATGATTATCACTATTGAAATCATAAACCAGGGACTCTTTCATAATATCCCAATCTTCAATAGTCATAATACCTTTCAGTATTAATTGGGTCTTTAATAGAGTTGTAAATAAGGCAGAAAATCTTTTTCGTAGTTTTTGAATAAACTTACTAAATTTTATTTCATCCCGTTGAATCTCAGAAGCTTTACCCATATTAAATCCGCTATCTGTTAAAAGACGAGAAGCAGGAATATTTAATGAGCGATAAAGTTTTTCTTGGAAGTAAGTTACATCTGACATCTCACCTAGATTTTGTCCACCAGGCAATGTTGTAATCTCTGTACCTCTACCACCTTCTCTGCGTGGCAACCAAAAGTCTTCTAACATAGACATTTGATTTCTGTCATCTTTTATTTCACCTGTAGAACCATCATACACAACCTTATTACGATAGCGACTCATCACATCTTTGAGATAAGCTTCTGCCTTAGGTTTGGGTAGATTACCTACGTCAATATAAAAGATTCTTCGTTCTGGTGCTCTACTGATACGATAGATAACCAACGCATCTTCCATCATACGGAGTTGGTTGGTAGGTTTGATAGCCTTTTGAAGGAAACCATAAACCTGTTTAGTTGTTGGGTTATAAATTCCAGAAGTTGTATAAGCAATCGAGTCTGGTGAAATTTTAAGACCAGAACCATCTTTACCACCTCCGCCGCCCATACTAGGATAGACACCAGATTCATTATAGATAAAAAATTCTTGTGTTTTTTTAACTAAATCTATATTGTTAGCGGGACCCAATGTCTTTCTATCATTAGTTTTTTCAATAACACGAACTTTCTTGATAAATTTAGGATCAATATAACGGACTTCGGTAATACCTTTACGGGGAGAATTTTCATCTATGAGTATATGATAGAAAAGTTTACTATCAATATACCACCTCTTAAAGATATCATTACCTTTATGTTTCCAATCTAGAAGTCTTAAAACTTCTTTAAATTCTTCATTAACCTTTTTCTGAATAGAACCAGAAAGGTCTGTCATATCTAAATTGAGTTTAACGGAGCTATCATCTTCATCAGCTGTAATAGCTTCATTGATAATATCTTCTATCGCTTGGTCACATTCGGGGTTTTCCGCAGTGGTGCGATATTTACGAATCAGGTCCCAATCATTTTTTGCTGTGCGCTCAAGGTTAATATACTGACTAAAAAAACCAGCACCACCAGCAATATCTAGTGTACCTTCTTCATCGGACGGGGCCACGAAGGATTTACCCTTCGTGACCTCACCCTTTCTCTTTATTTCAAAACCAAAAAAATCTGCCATACTACTATTTATACAAATTCATAGAATGACTTTACGCCGATGTTCCTATTCCAGTTCCTGTTGGACCTGTTGTCATATAGTTAAATCGGAAGGTTACATCATATTCCTCTACTACGTCATTGGTATCATAAGCAAGAGCAATTTCAGCAATGTTGGTTGGCCACACAGAATATAAATGTGCCTGCCAAATAACATCTTCGTTTCTTGAAAGTTGAAGTATATCAGCCTCACCGTAATAGGACTCTGGTGACTGCAACCCACCGGTTGTAGCACCAACATCCATAACGGAATTAGACCATGCTTCCAATTGACTACGAATTGTCCAACCTGCGTCATTAAAAATTCCAACAGTCCAGTCTGCATATGTACGTTCACCCGCCACATATACTACTCGACCTCGGAAAGGTACAGCTACCTCACCAACACTTGATGCTGGCATTGTAGCAGACCTACATAAGAAACTTAACATTTCTGTATTAACTCCAGGACCCGCCAATCTTACTTGATACTGATTAGCACGAGCGCCGCCGCCAGAGAGTCTATTAACAAAATCATTAACATTAGCCATTTGTTATTTCCCCCTTATCCGACCGCACCGACAACTTCACTGAAGTCAACACCAGTTCGTGTTGCAATGAAGGTCAATGTGATAAAGTTAATAGAGCGTGCAGGTTTCACAAAGACATCAGCACGGAATTCGTTATTGTCGATAACTTGACCAGTGTTATTGGTCTCGTCACAAACAACTAGGAAATCCGTCATCCCTCGTCGTGATTGTACATCTCTTAAATATGGATTAACCATCGCTTTAAATTGGTCTCTCGTAAACTCATCATTAAACTCGAAGAGTATTGAACGAGCGGCCACTTTACAAGCCTCCTCAATAGTGAGGAATAAACGTCGAACATTAATTCTATTAAATGCACTGTTTCTAGCCAACCCAGTTTTATCACCAAATAAAACTGTACCTTCCCCTGGGAAAGCAACAACTGGATTGATACGAGCACGATAAAGAGTATCACGTTCTCCTTGACTTGGATTATACCCAAGTCCTACAGAACCACGAATCTGCCCACGAGCAATACCAGCAGGTGACCACCATGGATCTTCTAAGGCGTCTGTACGAGCACAACAACCGGCAAGATGTCCATTAAGAGGCACCCACCGATAAACATCATTGTACTTGTCAAACATTTTTGTATAACCACTATCAAACACTGTATAAGATGAACTTGCTAAAGCATCAAAGTAACCTTTGACGTTATTAGTTTGTGTATATGATTGTGCGATAGGAATAATATCACTCTTAGCAGGTGAAATAAATCCCACACAATCTTTCCGAAGGTCTACCAAATCGGTAATATACACCCCGTGAGTTGTTGCCCCACCGGTATCAACTGTAGCAGGTCCAGCCATCACTAAATTAATATCTACTTCATCTGTATTCTTGAAATAATCATAAGCAGTCTGACGTTGTCCTTCTGTCGGTGCAGTTGTGCCACCTACGCCAGTAACTAAACTATTCGCATCAATAGCATTTGTGGGTACAGTAAAGGTAATACCTTTACATAAACTACCCCAGTTAGTTGCGCCTGCTGGATGATCCATCCAATAAACATAACCAGAACTAGCAAACATAACATCAGCATAATAATTTGCTGTGCCATCAATTTGCAGGGCATCAGAACCCTTAGATACATTTTCAAATTTTTCTAAAACAGCATTTGTCGTTCCAGAAATTTCACCATCTTCATCAATGACAATGATGTGCATTTCGTCGTTTACGCCATCAACATCTTCAGCGAATTGTGAAGTTCCAGGTGCTTTATTAAACTGGTCAGCCCATCGCCATTCTCTATCAACATTCACACCAGAAGCAATTGCACTAGCTACTCCAACCGCACTTGTGGCTGGATATCTTACGATTGTTGCATTTAATGAAACAAGCGCAGTAATTCGATATTTCTGACCATTAGCTTCTTGTAGATAGACAATATCTCCTACACTAAAGCCAGTGGCTGATGATAAAGGAAGTGTCGGATGATTTATAACCATCGTTGTTGACGTTGTAGTTTTTGCTGTTTCAGAATAACCGGCAGCGGTGTTGCAAGCTTCGACTCTTAGGGTATTCGCCCAAGCGCCAGCAGTTCTTGCAGCCCATTCACCAACATTAGCACTACCAGCATTAAAAGGACCTGTAGTTCCGTCACCATTTTCATAGTGATCATTGTTTTTGATTAGAATTGCACTGCCAGAAACACAACTATTCGTTACAGCTGTGGCTCCCGTTCCAGTTTCCATTCTAACTACCCTTAGTGTATTAGAGTACATCAAAAAAGACGCAGCCGTAAACCAGTATTCAAAATTGGTGCCATTAGGCTTACCAAAAATATCAACCAATTCCTCTTCCGAAAAAAGAGTTACTACTTCTGAAATAGGTCCCTTAGTGAAAATACCAGCCATGGCACCTACACTTGTGGGTTCACTTCTTACAGTAGTGGTTAAGTCTTTTTCTTTTACTTGTACACCAGGTGAGACTAAATCTCCCATTTTGTTTCTCTCCTAGGTCTATTGTAAAAAAAGATAATATAAATTACATCTTCATTTTTTTTGTATTCGTATTATTTAGTATTATGAAGTTTTCTAAAAACACTGCTGTGTAGTGATAAATAAAAAGAAATAAGGAAACTACACACTCATGCGTGATTTGGGAAGAAAAAGAGCTCTACTAAAAACCTTTGAAGATAAGGTTTGTTCAGTTTGTGGAGAAACAACTGAAAGATATTTACAATGGTATCCTTATCACAACAAAATAAAACATAACATATTTCGTTATGGTCGTAATACAACACAAAGAAAAGAAGCTTCTACACTTATTAAACAAAGTGTAGTGATATGTGACCATTGTATTATTGATAAAGAATGGGATGAACTTAAAGGTCCTTGGATCTTCTAATATACATCAAAAGCATCTGGAGCTTTCGTGGGTATCCAATAATCACCCTTATCATCTGTAAAGGCAGCTAATTCTCCATAATGTACACCATCATCTATAAAACCAAATGGTGCCATATCCGCATCAATGGCATCGGCCTGAGTATCATATAATCGTTTACGAATGTCATCATCGGTGAGGTCTTTAAAGTATTGTTGGTCAGTCAACCAAGCAAAGAATACCAGACACATCACCAAGTCATCTGTAGCACCATCATCTGCCTCAAATGATTGACCCTTAGAAACAAAGTTAGACAACTCTACGATGATATCAAAGTCATTGAATAATAGTTTATCACTTTCTATCAACTGTTTCAAGTTAGAACAACCAATTCGTTTCAGTGACTTAGTAGTTCTAATACCCAAGTCAACTTGACTATCACCAAAACCACCCCCAACTACTTGTCCCAATCTACCTCTCAACTGGGTCATTATCATATTCTCATAACCCAAGTCGTGATGTAAGGCATCGGCTATCTGTCCACCAATATCATTTATCTCCACTAACATATGGGCATTGTTGTAACTTTTACCTGTGCGATAAATGATATCTGGAAAGACAAGTGGTTTCACTTCATTACTACGAAACTTTGCAACTACCTTATATGGCACAGTTGTAATATCTACCACAACAAAAGCAGAATAATCTCCACCCTGGCCACGAGCAACATCAACTGATACACAATATTCGTGTTCTTTTATGGGTGCCTCAAAAATATCTAAACCACCACTGGACTCTAAAGGATCAAAATGGGGTATTACCTGTATCTTAGTTGGGCTTATAAGAGTATCAATAGAACCTAAGAAAGAACATTCAAATTCTTGTAAAAATTGTTGTGGGCTAGTATTACGAATAGTTTCTTCTTTCCATTCTTCATCTCTACCAGGCACCTCTTGCCATGATACTTCAATAGGTACAAAATCACTTTTCTCATTGACTGCATCCATCCACATCTTATAATACATATTCATACCGTGTGGGGTTGATACTATCATTACCTTTGAAGATTGTCCTGAAGTGATAGTTGGGTAAACTGATGAAAAGAATTGTTCTGCTATATTGGAGGGTACGAAAGCAAACTCATCGAGGAAGATAATGTTGTAAGTACCACCCCGGACTGCTGAAGCAGATGTTGAAGCTGCAATTATCTTAGATCCATTCTCTAATTCTAATGACCCTTTATTCCAATTCATTACTCCCATTTGCAACCATGAGGGTAAATGTTCATATGCCAACTGAAAACGAGACAGCAGGTCACGGGCAGTAGATGCCTTGTTAGCTAAAATAGCTATATTAACTTGTTCATTAAATATCACATAATAGATAAGATACGAAATAATAGTAGTAGACTTGCCAGATTGTCGTGGCAGTTTACAGATAGTAAATCTATTTTTATGGAATGTACCCACTATTTCTTTTTGAAATGGATACATATTAAATGGCACTAGGCCTTCGTCTATACTTACTATCTGTACATAATTTTGAATAAAGTATACGGGATCTTTAGAACACTTGATAAACTCTGTTACCTGTTGTTCTGTATACTCTTGGCGTACCTGTGCAGTCTTGAGATTTGGATTACCTTTATAAACTTCTACCATCTAAAAACACTCCTTCTATATGTGTATAACCCATATCTATAGCTGCTTTAACTCTACTATTACCTCGCCAAACATCATAATCCTTATGCACATATAATGCACTATTAGCACCATATCTAAGATTATCCGTTCTCATATCTCTACGGTCTCTTATTTCTATAGGGTGCAACATCACTCCAGTTTTTACAACATCGTCATTAATTTCTCGCCCAGCAATAATTTTTAAATCAGATATTTTAAAAGAATGGGTGTTAGGACGTTTCTCTTTTGCTCTCAATACTTTCATGGTCTCCCTTTAAAAGAGCTTGGAGTTCTTTTGTGCTTCCAATAAACAAAGCGTTGGTGACATTTTTTGGTCCTTTATCAGGAACTTCTTTAAGTCGTTGCATCTTTTCTTGGAGGTCGGCAAGCCTTTCTGTAACTTCAGATACCGTTTTAATCAACTGGCCAGCGACTTCATAAGTTCTAGGATGTTCTTGTTCTTTTGCTAACTCAAGAATGCCATCTATAGCGTCCTGTCCCCTCTCTATTAGACTGTAGAAGTTAGTTCTGCTATAAGCATAGTCAATGTCTATGTCCTCAGTTTGCGTTTCTCCTACGACTGCTGGTAACGTCTCCTTCACTGGTTTGGGGTCTAATATGTCCTGTTTTATGTTTTGTGCTAAACCCAACACATCATTCAACGCATCATCTATTTTCACGACATTACACCCACTCAGAAGTTGTTTCATTAAATCCAAAATTATCATCACCCAAAGATGCATCTACGTTTGCTTCTACCGTATATCTTTGTAGTCTTTCGGGTGCTTGATCTTGGAGATTATCATATGTATCCACCTGCACTTTGGTGATTGGCTTCGCAGTTGTAACAGGTCCATACACATAAGATTTAGCAGTAAAATTTAAAGTATAAATTATTGCCCTACGTTCTGTAAAATCTCCCGCATAAGTATCTTCATAATTAATACTATTCAAAACTATAGGAACATCTCTAATCGTATCCATTTCAGGAACTTCTTTAATAGACACTGTATATTCTGGTTGAAAAAAAGGTAGTATCTGTTCTACAATCTGAATGCCATCATCACTATTTTTCGTCATAACAAATAATTCAAATCCCACATCATAAGGTACAGGGGAATATTGAACAGACATTTGTTTTAACTCTTTATCCGCTGTAGTGGATACAATTTTCTTTTTTAAAATTCTATTTAATTTTCTTTGCGGATCATAAGAAAATCCGTTTATTTCAAACCCTATCCTAGGAAGTGTCATAGCTATTGCTTGATTGTCATTAGGATCTTGTTCTAAACGAGTTATAAATTTTTGTTTAGGTCCATAAGCCAAAGGAACCTTTAGTGTTTGTACTTCCGTACCTGCACTATTTTTTCTTGTAATAGCTATATCATTAAATAATGATCCAAAAGCTATAATAGTTTTTCTTAAACTTTCGTTATAAAAATATTGTCCTAACATATTCCTACTCCATAATTACATACTATCTGTCGGATCCCCAAAGGGATTCGATTCAGTAAAATCTAGTATATTTGTTGCTTGAGTTTGTAAGTATTCATTATCTGACCCAGTATCTAATGTTTCGATGCGGAAATCTTCATTGATAATAAACCAGGCATAGTATGCATCCGAATCTTCAGTGAGCACGGCAGCGAATCCTGTCTCGTTTTCTCCGAGTAACATTTGACCAGCAGCAGGCGGTGTATTTGTAGAATCTTGAAGTTCAATAACACCACTTCCGGGCCAGGCACCACTATAAGTGCCTCGTTCGATAGCAATTTGTTGATTGAAGATAGTAGTCGGACCTTGTTCTCCCAAGAACTGCCAATCTAGTGCATCGGTAGAGTATTTCGTTTCGATGGCATCAATATCAGCAACACCCGTATCGAGGTCTTCCATTGAGTATTCGACAGTGCGAGCATAAAGCTTATACACCGGCAAATTGTCCACTTGGAAAAATGGATCATCTACATCTACAAAACTAATCTCAAACAAACGTCCCTGTGTAGGCATATAAATCCAATCGCCTTCATTAGGTTGTGTTGTACTAATAAGGTTAGCATCGTGAGATACTAAATCTAACCATCGTCGCCTAGAAAGGGTAAAGGTAGTTTCATCTCTAATTTCTAAACCAAAACGAGTAATAATTTCTTTCTCACCCGCATAACCTTCCACGGTATCCATATACATTTCAATAAGATACGCATCATCAAAACGAGAAAGAGGATCTTCTCCAAACAGCTCATCTTTACTTACCAAAGTTCTTGGTAAATAATAAACATCGTGGCCGAAGATTTGCAATGCTTCTATGATTAAATCTTCATAGAGGTATTGTTCACTTATAGTCCCTTTGGAAAAGAAATGATTAGTGGGCATAAAATTATCCGATACTGAACATTATGGGCTCTTCCCAAGTTGTCTTTGATTCATCTTCTAATTTATTAATTTCTTCTTGAGCTTGTCCAAAAATCTCAGCACCATTCATCGTAACACCACCTAACATAGTAACACCATTGAACTTGCTAAGATTTTGACCCCACTGCCGTTTAATAAGTGCAGTGCTGTATTTCTTTAACCAGAGGTCATCGTATATATCAGTCCATGTAGTAGGATCTAGTTTACGATAACATTCTATAATAATATATTCACCAACCTCAACATCATCTCCCCAATCCATATTAATATAAAGTCTGTTTTGATTTATATTAAATTGGATAGGTTTCTCACCTATAAGAATCATATCTAGTAAATCAAGTTGCCACATAGTCATTTGATAATGAATAATGGAAATATCTGAAAAATCATAGAGGTCATTCAATCGTAATTGATATCTAATATCAAACATATTAAGATTGCCACGGTCACTGAAAGGTAATACTCGTAATACACTTTGCACAGACTCCGGCATAGGTAAATAACCCTGACTTGTTTTCCAGGTAACTGTGTGTTGACTTGTAACAGTGGCGCCAGTAAGATGAGCTATAGTAGTCGCTGCTGTGGTTAAAACAGTAGTTCCCACTTTAGCTGTATACGCTATAGTCTCTGCTGCATTAACGCCATCAGCAGCGATTACAATTGTGCCAGCATTAGGAAAAGCCTCACCATCTGTTAGTGTTATACTGGTAACTCCGACAGCAATACCTCCATTTAATGTGGAAGTAACTAAATCACCATCTGTAACAGATTCTACAGTGTTTACATTTCCTCTATCAACATCGTCCTGAGTTATTAAATGTTTAAGATAAACACGTTGCATTCCATTATACTGAAATGTATAAAAGTATTGCATCGCTTCATCAATTCTATCGGACACTTGGTCATCATCGACATTAATATCAATAACCGGGTATCCTAATCTTCTTTTACACCAGGTTATTAGTGATGCTCTTGAATTTGGTATTGCCATATCTTTATCCTAATGCTATTGCCATTACTGCAGCTTTTGCTGTAACTTCTGCAGCTGTTTGTCCTTTAGTTGCCACCACCACAATCTGATTGCTGCTATCTCTTACATATAATTTTTGGTCAGCCGTATTAAGAGCCACTTCACCTACCGCTAGGTTATTAGTATCAGGAACCGCACCTGGGGACTCTGACCTTTTTACTTTAATTCTTGTGGCCATTTTTTCTTCCTATGATAAAGCTATAGACATCACTGTGGTGGTTGTTGTAACTTCATCGGCCGTTTGTCCTTTGTTAGCTAATTGTATAATTTGAGGTATAGGCATCATATCAGGTTGCCCCGCCGGAATATCGGTAGCTCTTACCCATAAAGTTTGGTCAATTGT